ATGCCGCCGACCGGATCGGCTCGGGAGAACTATTACTATAATTTTTTTTCAATCATGACAGAAACAACAGAAAAAAAAGAAATCGTTCCGACACTCCGCAAAATGGCGGTCGGTGAATGTGAGGTATTCCCTTTAAGTCAGGCCAGATCAATCGGCAGCACGATTTATGGTGCCAATCTGGCTGTGGAACGTGCGAACGGATACAAATGGTCCGCGAAAACCAATATCGAAAAGAAAACGGTGACAGTAACCAGAACCCAGTGATATGATTTTTCTATGCAACAGCAAGGTAAGGACAACTATGCTTATGGACAATACCGCAGATATCCTTCTGGATAACATCATGCGTGTGATGTCCGGAGAATATTTCGGACAGACAAAGGCAGCCGCAATAGTAGGCGGAAAGAAAAAACTGGAACGTCTGATCGAATCAGGCAAGATAGAGGCTGTCAAGCCGAGAAACTCGCAGAACGGAAAATGGTTCTGCAATGCCGCACAAGTACTAATGCATTGCAGGAATATGAGAAAGACTGGAAAAACCGGAAAAAAGAAACAAGAATGAAAAAAATACTATTCATTATGTGGATCAGCCTGCTGGCTGTTCCCACTCTGATGACTTTCACTCTGGATAATGAAGGTCATATAACTTATCTGAATGTGATCGGGCTGGTATATTCAATATGTACAGTTTTCCTTTGGGAAAGAATGATGCCCGGTTATATGGTCAGGTATATAAAGAAGTTGATCCGTGAGGATTGATCCTGGTTGCTTGTTATCAGCCCGGAAGCGTCCGGGCAAAGCGGATGTAGCTCAGTCAGGCAGAGCGCATGGTTTTCCGTGAGGTCGGCGGTTCGAGTCCGCCCGTCCGCACCAGTAGCCCGTGAGGGTGAACCTTTCAATCATATTGAATACTAATTAATCAATCAAGCCCGGAAGTGTCCGGGCGCATGGACGATTAGCTCAGAGGCAGAGCATCAGCTTCCCAAGCTGAGGGTCGCGGGTTCAAGTCCCGTATCGTCCACGATGCAATTGCATATTTTTACCTGAAGAGCGGGAGCCGTACCTACCCGTATAAACGTAGCCATGTTAGAGACTTCAAGGCAGTGAAGCAGAGAACAATTTGTTAGATAATAATAACCCAAAGCCGCTGGAAAGGACAGCGTGAGGTGGAAGCCCTCTTTTATATGTTATATTCTATATCTTCATTTATCCCGGTGTGTCCTGACCGACTATCCGGGAACAAAGCCCGTGAGGGTGAATTTCGAATCACATAAATGAAACTTAATGTGGGCCACCTCACGGGATGGGGTGGCTATAACACGCATAAAACAACCGGGTTTCCCAAGAGTTCGGAAGACTGATCTTCGTCGGGGAGGGTTCGATACCCTCATGCGTGACGTCCGTGAGGATAATTGTATTTTTCATAATAATAGATTAAGATGAGAAAAGTCCACCGTACAGCGGTACGGTGGCAAAACGGAGAAATGGCGGAATAGGCAGACGCACCATTAGATGACAGGACGGCCAACCTTGGATGTGGCGGACCTGGCAACTCATCCCGGTTCGAATCCGGGTTTCTCCACCATGAACCTGTGAAGGTCTGACTAGTAGTTTTGTCGCATTTATTTTATGTTTGTGATTTCGGTGCATGGTCTGTGAAGATAGTGCACCTTTTTACCGGTTTACAAACATGCTATTAGAATTATAAATTGTATCAGCATATTGGCTGATTGTATTATATACCCCAAAGAATCCCTCTTCGGGGTTGCTATCCAAGTTCATCATCAGGAACGGGAAGCTGGAGAGTAAAATTGTATTCTTTGGCTTTTCCA